GGCCTCAATGCGTATCGTACAGTCACGTCCCAAAGGGGTAGCAGTACATTTCATGCGTTTCATCTTGGGGTGTTCGACATTGATGCGGTTAACCACATCGCCTATTTCATGCTTGAGTGCATCCAGGGAAAGTTCATCCTTGATAAGAACATCTTTATACTTCTCTACATAATCAATAACCTTTTTCCATGCCCGGTTCTTGGGGGAATAGGTCTGCAGATGGTAAACAAAGAACATCATGCTTTGCCTCCTTTCTCATTAAAGGTGATGTTGACTGTCCCACCATTGACATAGATGGAAATGGATTTGTCGCTACGTGCTGCACGGATACGTTTACGTCCGGCGCACAATTCAATACCCAGCTGGGCAAACAGTTCTTGAACCTTCTCTGCGGATACATAGCGTCCGCGGGCGCTTTGGGCTTGTTTTCTCATAATGTAACGCTATTTAAATAAAACAATATATTGAATGATACAATGCTCCAATAAAGACGGGAAGGGAACTTTCTCCAAAAAATCGGAAAACTTATAGACAAAGAAAGTTCCGCTTTCCCGTTGCGTTACACCTTGAGAAGGCAGTGGGTGCATTAACACTCCACACGGGGGTCGGAACTATATGATACCATTGGGCATAAAAAATGCCAACGGCAAAAGTTGGCGAACAATCTCGCCTTCTCAAAATGTAACGCATTGCAAAGATGCAGGTTTATTTTGAAATGGCAAAAGAAAAGCGGAGATTTTTTATCTCCGCTTCAATTTTTATCACCCTTTCAAATATTTATCTACTGTATCAAAATCAAGAGTCACATCGACCATCTTAAGCAATTTCCCATACTTAGTCAAAATGGCTTGTTTGGCTTTATCATGTTCGGGAAGAACGGAAAAGAAAGCGGTGGTAAACATCTTATCCAAACTTATTTCATGGAGAAGCAATTCTTTTGCCTTTTCTTTCTCCCCAGTCGAACAATAAAGTAGAAACATTGCTTGGAAGTTCTCGTTTGGCACCATTTTCTTTTTAATTTCCTCTACATGATTACATAATGCAAGGAATCGAACAAGTAGAACGATTTCAATAACCGCAGTCAAAAAAATAATAAAATGAATAATTGTTTCCATTTGGTGTTTATTTAAATTCGTACAAAAATCAGAATAACTAATCAGTTAACAAAAAGAAAAGCGGAGATTTTTTGTTTCTCCGCTTCGACTTCAATTATTTATAGTATTTTTGTATGAAAAGAATCATCCATGGAGAAAAAGTTCAAATTATATTTTGTATTATTGTTCATAGTGGCTCCCTTCATATTGGGAAGCGTTTTCACTATCCTAATAATGCAGTTATTAAAACGGTAATGACAGACCCTATCAGTGTAGAAACTAAAGAAATCAGAATGGCAGCGGTCTTGCTTTCTTTCCACCATTCTTTTATGGATAGTTTCTGCTGATAATTCTTCATTCCCCTGCGTGCCATCTTTTCTCCTTCCGGTGTTAGCCGGAGCCAACCTTCACCAAGTAGGGAAACCAGCTTATAGTCGTCTATCAACGTGTCGAGTACGAAGTTGATGTCTATCTTATCCATTCTTTCAGTGAACTCTTTAAGCAATAGGCTGCGTGCGCTATCCTTGTTGACACGCCCGTCATGCTCCACCAATATCCGTAATAGTCTGTCTGCTATCCTTATTTGTTTTTCAGTCATAGTATTAAAATGGCGAATCCCTTATCAAAACGCGCCCAAAGGTATAGCCACACCTTAACCCGGTTTTACGGATTACGTTTTGAAAAGGGATTCATATTGATAAACGTGTAGCTATGTTATATTGGGCACTGCAAAGGTGTTAATTCTATTTCACATATCCAACAAAGAGAGACAAAAAAAGGCTTCCAACCCGTGGAAGCCCTCCTAATTGTCATTAAAGACCTTACGGTCTCGCGATTGACCGAGAAGTATCTTTCAATCCATTATCGGAATTTACATCATGCCAAGTGCACCTGGCTTATGTCATTCAGAAAGCCATGCAATGCGCTTTCTATTTTTTCAACCTGAGCTTTACGTGGTTTTTTCAAACCTGATGCGTAATGTCCCAAGAGTTTCTGGTTGACCCCCGTTATACGCTCCAGTGCAGCCTTGGTAAAAATACCGCTATAATATTGGAGGAACGACTGTACATCAAAAGTCCATTCTACGGATATTTCTCCCTGTAATTCTTTAGGGACTGTAGAATTATGTTTTTTATACAGTTCAATGGAGGTAAGAAGATTCTCTTTTGTTTCCTGCACAGTTTCACCCTCTCCATAGATACCAGGAACATTGTCAGCCCACGCACCGAACAAGTCCGGTCCTTTTTCAATTGTCACTTTAAGTTTTCCCATAATAAAATCCTCCTTTCAAACATATAGAGAAAAGGGGGAGCTTATTCAAGCTCCATATCCCTAATAATTTTCTTTCTTAGTCCTTCACCCATTTCTTTGGCACCATGGTAGGGCACCGGGTATCTGATACCGTTCTTGTCTTCATAAATCCGATGGCTCCCGTCTCCTTCACCTTTTATCCAGTGCCATCCTCTTTTCTTTCCACGTTTCAGTATCTGACTATGAAATTCTCTTGATTTAACCATATCTTAGTTGTTTCAATGATGCAAAGGTAGTAAAAATTCTACTTTATGCAAATAAAAAGAGCTTTTTTATTCTATCCGATAAAAAGTCCCCTTCAGTACCTTGCTTAATCCATCGACATCTATTTCCGTCTCAATCTTCTCGCACAAATACTGCTTGTTGCCTATAAGAAACACCTTATTCACATCTGGCAGCTTATTGGCTTGGAACTGGATTGTGTAAGGAATATTGGAGTGAAACAGACTGAGTGTCGACAACCGATGTCCGACACTGTCCGGACAAACATCGTTCAAGCTTAGGGAATACGGAAGGAAGTCCGTGAGCTGTGCTCCGGTCTTCTGCTGGTAGTCCGTAAAAGGATAGGCATAATCATAGGCATGTGTCTGACCGCTGTAAGTTACGTTCTGCCGGTTGAACTTGCCGGTATTGACAGCCACTTCCATGTGCCCGTTTTTTTCCTGCTTCTCCTTCAGTTCCACGTCACCGTTTATGGCTTCCTGGACATTGAAGCGCTCCTGCTTGGCAACAGTAGCCTGGTAGCCCACCGCGGGTATGTTCAATACCATGGAGGTGTACGGACGGGACAAATCGTAATCAGCTACAGAGCCATACACGCCGACATTGAACTGAATAATTTTAGCCGGGACGATTCCGAGTGAGGTCTCTACATCGGACGATTCCGGGTCACGGATTAAATCCGCATACAAATTGACTTCACGCAGCGTATTCTTATCATTTTCATTGTAGTTGATATAATACCGTTTGCCAACAATAAAGATTGTACTTTTCTTGTCACTGTCACCCATTCCGTTGTATGCGGCCAGCATTGCATCGTAAGAATCATATTCTTGTTTGTATGCAGCCTCTATGATGTCCCTTTCAATTCGCAGATAGCCGTCATCCGTATGGGAAGGCAGATTGTAGCCCACATTGCCAGTGCTCAAGTCTTTCTCATTCTTTTCATCTTCAATATCCACAGTGAACTCCCGTAGCAGGGAGGATGCAGGAATTATCTCCTTTCCGGATTCTGTAAAATAATCGTTAAGCCCTACGAGGCTCACTACTTTGGTGCGTTCGTTGACCACCGTAACCGCACAAAGGAATTTCTCCAGTTCATCAAAGAATTCGGAAACAGTCCAGTGCGGCAATGCGGCGGCCACCCGGTTGCTGCTTACCGCGCTGCATACATAAACGTTCCGCAAGAAATTGTTATCAAAGAAGGAGGTATCGAACCTATAGCCAAAATGCCCCACTATTCTCTTGATGACTGTCAAAAGGTATGGTTGTACACATCGACGGCCATAATAGGGGCAAAGGGTAAAATTGTTCGTGCCGAACTCATAGATTGCATCGTTCTGAAGATTCTCCCATTTGGCTTCCTGATAGAACACCGGCAACCATACAGCTTCAATTTCGTCCACCGAACCGTAGTAGTTCACCATATTGGCAGGTGGCTGGAAACGGTTCTGATTGTTGTTCGGCCAACTGATTGTACCTAAATCAAGTTCGTCAATATACAGATTATCATTCGTCAGCAGATTAAATTCCGCATTACCTGATACGAGCTGTACCTTAACCAGTGCATCTTCTACTGAGAGTAAAACCGCACTGCCGTAAAGCAGGCATCTGGCGTCAACGATGAGTGTGGCCGGAAGGATAGTCTTTTTTTTCGTCACATCCAGTCTGTTCACGTGCTTGAATATGGCATGATTGGCAGGCATGGGGAGTTCTATGTTCAAGGAGTAATTGGAACTGCGGGTGAAATACGGATTCTCGGAGGTGAACGTAATGTTGAACCCTTCAGGAAGGGCGGCCAATTGTCCGTCAATGTATAATTCTGTCATTGCTTGTTGCGTGATTTATTGTTGTTCAACTTCTGATACTCTTTCTGAGCCTGGTTGATACCCCGTTTGCCGGTAACATAAGTTTCCGCTACCAGCGGATCATCCAGCCTGTTTTTAAGCTTCCGCAATACGCGGGTACATTCTATCAGCATCGCCACCATAGCCGGATCATTGGCCGTCGTTGTGGCGCTGGCAGCGGGTGCTTTGGCTGGTACGGTACGTGTACTCTTTCCGGAACCTGTCACAGCCGCTATGTCTTCAGCTGTCAGATTACCAACATTACCGCTACGCTGTGCCACGTCAATGGCGTCGAATATCGGTCGCAGATTCGGGTTGGCGACAGCGAAACGGTTGGCGACGAACTCGTTGGAATGCACGATGCCTTGTGGCTGATCCCAGTCACCGGGACTGGTATAGCCACCAGTGTAGAAGTTGCCGACCATCCCTTTTACTACAGCAAAAGCCGCTTTGATGGCAGCTACTTGGGCAGCTGCTTTTGCGGCACCGATAAAGGAAAGTGGAGCTGTTGCCGCCAAATTTTTTGCGGTGATTTCCAGTATGGAGATCTCAATAACACGTTCCAAAGCATCCAGTGCCATCATAATGGTTTCACGTAAGAAATTCTTCAGCGAAAGTTCGCCAGTGGCAATCATTTCACCAATCGTTTCTCCGAAGTCGGAAGCGATATCCGTCACCAGAGAGGCATATTGCCTATGCATTTTCATGGTTTTGTCGTACTTCTCTTTCTCGGCATCGGTCTGGGCTTCGGCCTGCTCCTTCTGTATCTCCGTACGTTGTTCCTCAGTCAGTCGGTAGTTGTGAAGCAAATCATTCCAATACCGTTTCCGAATCTCGTTCATCTCCTGGGAGAAATCCTCCTCGGAAGTCAGGTTCCTATAATGATAGGAAGCTGCTTCTTCCAATTCGATACGGAGTTGTTTCTGACGAACTGAAAGGCGTTCTTTGGCAATCTTGTCTGATGCTTTCTGACGCTCCTTTTCTGTCTTTTCATCCTGTTTTTTACATTCTTCATTGAACTTGATTTGTGCCTCCAGCATCTTTACCTGCAACTTCTCACGTTCATGCGGCTCCAGCCCCATTATCGCCAATTTCTCATCCAAAGTCTTTTTCTCCAAATCTATCTGAAGGGCAGTATATTCCTCGTTAGTCTGGATTTCTCCCTCAAGATAAAGCTTCTGGAGATGGGTGAGCTGTTGCATGTGGTTAGTCTCTATATCCTCCAATTCCTTGCTGACACGTTTTTTCCGCTCTTCTTCAGATTCAGAACCTCCACCACTGCCACCGTTTCCGGTAATTGTTGGAGAATCTGGAGTAATAGTCTTGTATTTATCGTTGATGGCAAGCAACTGGGAGGTATAATCCTGCATCATCTGTTCGTAATACCGAACGTTATCGTCAAGACGTTTTTTCTGGGTAGCCCATACGCGGTATGCAGTGGGTGATATCCCGTTGACTGCTGCAAGTTCCTCAACGGACTTGTCCATATTGACGGGGTCATTTATCTCCCATTCGAGATTTTTAAATTTCATGGCATCGGAACCGTTCTTCTGAATCCATTCTGACCTTTGTGCCAGGGCTTCTTGTAATTTGGCATTGGCCGCTTGCTGTTTGGCTGTGAGCAACAGCTTTTCTACATAACCGTCCAGCGCTTGCGTGTTGTTGTTGATAAGCACCCCCTCTTCCGTCAATGAAGCATGATATTCCGGAACAATGGACTGAATATCTTCTAATGCAGCCTTCCGTTTTTCATATGGTTCTTTAGAATCCTCAAGCACTTTCCGTAAAGCATCCAGCTTATTTTTTTCTTCGCTAATGCTTTTTTCAGCCTCTCTATTCATAACCACCAGTTCCTTTTGCCTACGTGCTGCAGCAGAAGTACGCTGAGCGTAGATATACAGTCCTGTTGCTGCGGCTGCAACGGTTGTGGCAATAGCAACAAAAGGATTTAATCCTAATACCGCCCATGCTGCCCGTGCCGCTTTAGTTGCGGCAGAGAAGCGGAAGGTTAAAGTCTCCAGCGCAGCTCGGAAAAGTAGTGTACTTGCTGCCACTGTCCGGGTTACGATATTATGAGAGCGCATCTGTAATATCAACCTGCCTATTGCCTTGTAATCTCCTGCCAATGCGTCGTTCAAAGCAGTGGTAGCTACCCGGTAAGCCGTTTGGATGGCGATTCCTGCTCGTAAGACTAAGTTGTAAGTAGTATGATAAAGAGATATGAGCTTTAATGTGGTATAGTAAGCTGCCAGAGGAACCGTTAGTGTTATTACTGTTGTGCCCCATTTTTTGCACCAGTCAATCAATCCCGGCAAATATTTAAGCACATTGGTCAGCATATTCGTACTCACCGTCAGAGCCGGATTCAGTTTCTCTCCCAAATCAATGGCTGCCAGCTTCATCTTATTGCGTGCCTGCTCCAGTTTGGCCTGTGCGGTATCACTGTTTATGGCCGCCTGCTCATACGCCACATTGGTACCGGTGACGGCAGCGGTGAAGTCTTTCACCATCTCCGTGTTCTGAAGGATTACGGATGCGGTATTGTAGCCTTCCTCCCCGAACATCTTCTTGATGGCGCCTGCATCCATATTCTTGTTCTTCAGATTCTCCAGTGCCTTATCCAACCCGACGATTTTGGGGTTGGTTTCGTCTGCCCCGGTCTGAAGAACCAGAAAGAATTTCTTCAATCCCGTTCCGGCCACTTCATCCTTTATACCCCGATAGGCAAGCGTTTCAATCAATGCGACCGTCTGTTCAATGGGAACATTG